TATGAAATTTGCTTTGGAAATCAGTTTCATATAAAGAATACTAATGGTTATAACATTAAATCATCAGGTTTCTTTGTAAGTGGTATCAGTGATTGTGTCTATTTTGGTGATCTTCCTAACTCTGATATGAAAACAGGTACAGTTTTCTTGTTTAAACTAGCTGCTCCTACTCAACCCATAGTGGTAAAAAGAGGTATTGGTATAATAGACTACATACATGGAGAGATTAAGTTGAATCCCATCAATATTATCTCTACAAAATTGACTAGAGGGGTACCTGGTGCAGAGGTTCCTCTAATACAGATATCAACATGCCCTTTTTCTAATGATGTTATTGGATTACAGGATCTTTATTTACAACTAGATACTAGTAACAGCACTGTAACCATGATTCCTGATGAAATATCCTCTGGAACTAACACATCAGGATCAAGTTATAAGGTAACTTCTAGTTATGCTAATGGATCTCTTGTAAGAGGCACTCCTCATGTTGCAGGAACCTCAGAAGGAACATTGAATGTGTCAACACCAACTACTACATCTAGTGTTACAACTACAGTAGGAAGCAGTGGAAACACTACCACAACTGTTCCAACAGCAACAA